GCGACCAGGTCGCCATTCGCATAGACCAGCGCGCGCGGCTGCTGGGCCGCGCTCTGTGGATTCGGTTGATTGATCATTGAGGAATGACGCCGCCATTACTTTGCGGATTGTTCGGAATTATCAGATTTGTGATGGAAGAGATGGTCGTCTCCGTCAACTTGTTCGCCTGAGCAATGGCACTCCATAGCGACGGATCACCATACTCACGCGCCGCCACGTCAAAAAGCGTTCCACCGCCAACAGTCACGGTTCTGACATTTGGCCCGGCGCCGATCAGGTTAAGATTTGTTTGAATCCGGCTGGCAACAGACCGCAGTTGGTAGAGCTTTGAAGATTGGGAGAATGCGGTTACTTGTTCAATCAATCCAGACGCCTGCTGTGCGATCGGGTTATTCGGCAAAACCCCACCCATTGTTGTTACTGAATTGATTGTATTCGCCACCGTACCAATCATCGTATCAACGCGTTGCATCACTGCGGACACCGGTGCCAACACGCCATTGATGGTTTCCTGAGTGGTTTTCGCAAAATCGGATACGGCCGTGATCGCGTTGTCCATGGTCGACAGCAACCCGGACAGCGTGTCATCCTCAATCTCGCCTCCCAGAGCCAAAGCGGTGGCCAAATCCTCTGCGACTGCAGGATTGAACGCGACCGGTGGGAAAGACGTCTGCGGCTGTGTGTTGTCCTGCACCACTTCGAGTTCGATCGTGTACGACACACGATAAAACCGCTCGACCGTGAAGATGAAACTGCGAATAACGACGTTGTAGTCAAATTCGAAGAATGTCAGCCTCACAGATTTGCCGCGGACGCGCATCAAATCGAGATAGCGGGCGCGCTCGAGTGAATTGCCGCCAGTGAACAGCCCGGACCAAGCAATAGGCGCGTCGTCCCGCCCCATCGCCTGGACAACCTTTGCCCCGCCCGGAAACCGGTGAATGACCAGCGCTTGAGCGCCACCCAGCGGGATGCGCTCAGGGATCTCCTGTTCCTCAAAAAGGAAGTCGCCAAGAAACAGAAAGGTATCAGCCATGATTAGAGCCCAGAAAATCCGGAGCCGAGAGCTCGCATGTTCATTGATGGATCGAAAACGCTCATACCGGATGGTGGACGCGCCATGGCTTTTTCTTGATGCTTGCTGACGATTTGACCTACCTTCTGTCCATCAAGAAAGACATCCCCTTGCTTACCGCCGGCAGCCTCTTTTACGGGAGGCGGGACATAGTCTGGTCTTTGCCGCGCGTAGTAACCGTGTGGATTTTCTTTCAAGGAGACCTTCGGGCCAAAACCGGTTGAGTTTTCCGGCGGTTTCCATTCAGGCAGGTTCCAGCCCATTGCCTTAGATCGCGCCAAGGCATCGGGTGTCAGCTTCACGCCGCCATCGGTTTTATGGCCATCTATCTCACCTTGGCTCATCGGCCTAAAGGCATACGCTGCTGCCAGGAGAGTGCCGAGAGCAAGCACGACTAATCCAACAGGCCCCAGCAGTGCGGTTAGAGCAGCACCCACCATCGGCAATCCGCCGACGCCGCCCATAACGCCAATTGCAAGGGAGAGACCTTTAAATCCAGCGATGAGCAACAAGAGCGTACCGCCAAAGGCCATTGCGCTCGCCAACGCCACAAATCCCAACGCCATTGCTTTGGTTATGCCTGGATTCATCCTTGCAAACTGTGTGAATGTTTGCAGCGCCGACGAAAGCCCATCGACCATCTTGATCGCCAGCGGTAAGATCGTTGTTCCCAGCGCATTGAGCGAGTTTTGCCACTTCGCACGCAAATCGCCTTCCCGGCCTGCCAGCGTGTTTTTGCTAGCGTTGATCGTGCCATCTACACCCATGGCGCCCTTGACCATCTCAAAGTCACGCATCGCCTGAAATTGTTGCGTGGTGAACGTCGCAGCCATATTTGAACCGGTGCGGTTCGACAGCAGGCTATTTGCAAATTTGATGACTTCAGAATCTGTTTTTGCGCCTGCCTTTTTGGCTGCCGGAACAACGTATTCCATCAGCCAGGCGCCGGGATTTGTGCGCAATAGTTCTTCACCCTTGATGCTGGTGATTTGCGTGGTTTTGTATTCTTTGCCGCCAACGCTGCCATGCGTTACAGAACCGAGTTCAGCCAATCCGGCGCCGGCCAGCGCTGCCATGGTCTTTTTCGTCGTGCGACCGGCGATCAAGTTCTGGTACATGCTCATCAGGGCCGTGCCGGTCGAATGCCCACCTTGTTCCTGAGCGATTGTGGCCAGCATCATGATGCCGTCATCACTCAGTCCCTTGAAAGCTGCGCCGCCCCGCTTCGCCATAGCTTCAAGGTCGCCAAACTTGAGCGCACCGCCGGATCCGGTAACCATTTTCTGCGACAGGTCGAGACCACGCATGAAATCTGCTTTGCTGTCAGTCAATCCGCGCATATCGTTGAAGCGCATGATCGACCGGACTGCGCCGGTGTCGAGTTTGCCAATCTTGCCGCTGAAGAGCGTTGAGTTGGCGGCGTTGAGCTCTGCTAATTTCGGTGCGACTGCCATGGCGGTATTGATGTCGCCGAACATGCCGACCGATTCCCGCAAGGTCTCCATCAGGTCTTTATTCGACGCGCCGAAGGCCTTTGTGCCAAGTGCAAATGAATTGGCCTGGCGATTCACGACATCGCCCAAGTTCAGCGTCTTGAATCGCGCAAACGCAGTTTCGTAGTCCTTTGCTGCATTCAGCGGGCCCTTCATCAGCGCCAAACCACCAAATCCGACAGCAGCCAACCCACCACCTACGAGACCAAGGCGCTTGATGTCGAGTAGCTTGCGCTCCAGCAGCGTGGCGCTGGCATTTGCACCAATAAAACTTCTATTGACGCCGCCCAATTGTGAGGTAATCGCGACTAAGGCGGTGCTGACGTGATTTACGAGCGTAAGACGGACTGCGACCTTATATGCATCCCACATATTATTTCCTCAAATGTTCGCGTAATAAATGCCGGTGCCGTTCACTGCGAAATGAGCGGTGGAAATACTGCAGGAATATTTTTCTGCGATCGCTCTATACGTCAGACCATTCTTGCGGTCAGTGCGAATGCTTGCCACCGTGGCGCCATCGAACCTGCAAAACTTGGCTGGTGCCCAGTCTTTTACGTCGGGTCTTGGCCTGCCACGCTTGCTATCTCCGAGCGCTTTCTTGTGAGCCTCGGATAACGGCCTACCCCGCAAAGGTGCTATCCTCTTTTCGATTGTTTCCGGGCTTTGCTTTCGACCTAACATGGATGTTCCTAATGAAGATTTTCAATCGCTTGCATGAATGGGCCGCTGATCGATTCAGCTTCATCCAGTATCCGAATGTCCGTGGCCCGAAGCTTCAGTTCTTCAAATGCCAAATGCCATTGGCCACCCGGTTATTCATCGCGGTCATGAGCATGCTGACGATCAGCATCAGCCTGGCTGCACTCGCAGGCCTTCTGATGGCGCTCTACTTCGTGATGTCGTGACCTAAGAGCGCGTTACCGCCGATCAGTCCGGCCGTCACACCGCGCGCCATAATCTTTTCGATATTCTCTTTATTCACGTACGCTGCAGGCCCCATGAACGGCCGTGGTGGAATCTTGTCTGTCCCGAACTCCTGCCATTTGCCTTTTTCCAGCTTGGTGCCGACGACACCTTCACCACCGCTGCGCTCGTGTTCAATGCTAGCGTAGAGCTCGCCGGTCACAAGCAGTGGTGAGTCGCCAACGCCCATGCGCTCGTGATGCTTGAGAGTGCTTTCAGCTAACTGCGCCCATTCATTGAACGGACCTGCTGCCGGCTGATAATGTCCAATCTCAGCCTTGGCGGTCTCTTCAATCACTTGCAGTGAGCGGTCAAGCGCGCGCTCAGCGCTTTTTTGTACTGCAACTTCCAGCGTGGCGAAATGCAGGATGAAGGAAGACAGATCGTTGAACTCTCGCATTTACTTCTCCTTCCAGCACATCTCGCCGTAGTTAAACTCGCTGCCATCGAACTCACCGAAGCAGATGGACATCGCCGCTGCAAGTACAGACGGCATTGAAAACGCGACGTCGAACGGAACCCCTTTGCTGATCAGGTAACAACCCTGCCGAAGCTCGGGGTTCCGAGCTAGTTTTTTACGTTTTCAGTCTCCGCGTCGTTGCCGTCCGCAGCCTGATCTTCATCCTTAGGGCTGAAGTGCGTCATCAACGCTTCGATCCCTGCATCACCGAGCCGTTGAATCAAAGCTTCGAGCTCGCGCTTGGTTGAAGGCATCGGCTGCGGCTCGCCGTGGATCTGCACGATCCAGAAAAGCGGCATGATCATGGCCATGTAGACCTGATTCTTTGCAGAGTCCCCGACCATCTCGACGACGCGATACTGTTGCAGCACATTTGGCTTTTTCAATCCAAGGATCATTGATCCGGCTGTTACGGTTTGAATATCGCTAGCTGCGGCAGCAAGGATTTGCTCAGACGGTTTCTGAATGGTGACTTTGGGGGTAGTCATGGCGGGTCCTTAGATAGTTGAACGGCCGGAAAGGATCCGGCCCGCGATCGAACGATGAAAATTACTGGTTTTTGATGCGGCGCGATGCCATGAAGTCCATCTTCATCTTCACAGTTTTATCGCCTTCTTTCTTGCCGAGGTCCTTCAGATCCAGAACAACCTTTTCATACCGGTATTGTGTGATGCCGCCGTTCGGCTCCTGAATCGTCTCCTGGATATATCCGAATGGCATATTCACGCCGGCGTAATAGGAAGCCTCCGCAGCTGCCCAGAAATCTTCGAGCAGGCTATTGAAACGGTCGACTTCGAACGATCCTTTCCAACCTGCATGGGTGACAATATGACGCGCTTCGCCGTCCATTCCGATGCGCTTTTCGTTTGTCGTTTCCGGCTGCGCATCAAATGACGTGATTGCTGCAGGCGGAATATCCAGCGTGCCGGATGCGGTCACAATGACCAGCCGGACGTCCTTACCAATTGTTTGACCAGCAACAGGCATGTGAGCCTCCAAAGAAAAAACCGCCCGAAGGCGGCATGCTGCGATTAATGAAAATTAGGCTTGTGTTGCTGTGCTGGTGCGCGCGACCTGGACTGACTGGCCACCCTCAAGATTTATGAGGAATTTTTCAACCACGGACAGGTATCGGACTTTGACATCCATCTGCATATAGCCCAGCGCGATGCGCGATGCGATGTTGTTGGTCAAGTCGCAGATCGTAGAGGAATCATCGATCATGTTTTGTTGTTTCATGCCTGCGAGGAATGAATCGACAGTGGCTTTCGCCTGCGAGCGTGTCGGGTCCGTTGGCGAAGTGCCTTGCAACTTCCCGACGAACCGCCCCATGCCGCCGTTCAGCGTGTAGGCGATGTAGTTCGTCATCCGGGTGTAGTTATCACCGTTAATGACTGGGTTGCTGGAGCTGTTATGGCCGAATCGCGCGCCGAAGTACGAACCGCCCGGCACTGGATTGGTGATCAGGTCGATATTGGCTTGGCCCAACAGTTGGAGCTCGGCACCGGAATAAACCCGGTTCTGTGCGCTGCGTTGCGTGGCAACGATCCCGTACAGTTGCTTATTCAGGGAAGACTGCTCAGGCGATGCATTGGCCAACCAGCCGGCCACATAACCTTGCGGCGAGACGACGCGCGTGACCGCGTTCACGGTATCAAGGAAGTAGATCCAATCGCCGTGTAGCAGTTTGAACGCATAGCTGTCGATCCCGGCCGTCGCTTTGACGGTAGCGGCATTTGAGATCGTATCGCCTGAAGGGCCGACACCGATCATGTAGACGCCCTCGGACAATCCGAAACTCACCTGCGTGGTCCATGATGCCGACGCGTCGCAATCTGCCAGAACACCGATCGATACGCCGGTATTACGCAGGCTGTACATACCGCTACGGGTCGTTGTATCAGCACCAAGCAGAACCGATGATGTGATCGTGGTTA